TTTTTAAATTTTATATTTACCACATATTATCCAGGATAAGTGTCTTAAGTAATTCAATTTTGTAGGCGCCCCTTAAACCAGAATTAATTGCTTGAAAGTCAACATCCAAATATTTACAAAATTCTGTTAGGACTGCATTGTGAGTACTCCACGCTTCACTATATTTTTCAAGAGTTTCTTTTGAATCCGGGTTTTCATTATATTCTGCTTCTAATGAATAAAGTTCGTCGGTTTTTTCAATAAAATATTTTAAAAATCTAGATAAATCTTGGCTACTATTATATAAATCTTCGGAATTTTCATTATTATTTAATATTTTATATAAATCATCTCTTTCTATTGAAGTAACTTTTTTTAATTTTTGAAATATTCTAAGCTTAGGGCTATTATAATCCTCAGAAAAACCTACCGGGTTATTTAAATATTCTTGAAGTTCAGCTTGCGTGTTTAAAAATTTATCTGCGAGTCTTATACTACCATCTTCATCTTCTATATTATCTTCATAAGAAGCTATTGGTCCTTTTCCAGTTTTGTTTTTTAATAAAGCTTTAAACAATTCAGGTAAAGGATTACCTCCTTGTGCAAGGAATTCTGCTTCTTTTTGAGTTATACCTAATAAAGCAGCTATCCCTTCAATGTTATTTCGGCTTAATTCTTTTCTTGTTCTATATAATATTTCTTTTTTATTTTCTTTACTATCGTTTTTTGTATTTATTTCTGTTCTATTAGCAATATTATCTAATACGCCAGAAGAATCATTTATTCCTAAACTTTGTACTGATATTCCTAGTAATCCTGCAACTATGCCTGTTAATAAGAACCTCTCTAATTTAGAGGTTGATTTAGTAAAATTTTTAATTGAATTAACAATTTCTGGTATACCTTCATTGAGTTCATTATTTTCTAATAATTCAACATATAGTAATTCTAAAATCTTCTGTTCTTCTATTTCGTTAAGGTAATTCCTTATATAACTTGTTAATAATACTTTTTGTGACATGTGAACATATTCCTTTTTTATATATATATGTTCTTGTTTATACTAATTCTATTTCTACTTTCACTGTAGTTTTGATATCTGGCAATCTTATTTGTTGAATTATATTGTGGTCTTTTGCCTCTTGTGCTTCTAAAAACCAATCAGCGTGACCTTTATCATGAATTAAATTTAAGAAATAATCATCTGGTTTACAACAGTTTCTAGCCATCATAGTGTACAATTTTTTATTTAATCTTTCAGATTCTCTAGCATCCGCCTTTAGTTCTTCAACTTTACCAAAAGCGCTGGAGGAAACGTCGTGAATCATCAATACAGAGTCTTTATCCATAAAACGTAATCCTTCTTCTCCGAAAGAAGAAAGAATAGCGCCACATGACATTGCCTTACCTTTTACTATTGTAGCTACCGGGATTTTTGAAGCTTTAATAGAGGCTATCATAGATAATAATGCATATGCTTGCCCTCCAAAAGAATCAATAATTACAGGAACAACTTTTTGTCCTGTGTTTTGTGCAGAACTCATTAGTAAAGAGAATTCATTTGCCTGTTCTTCATTGAAATCATTAACAATAATCACAACAGGTTCATTATGAAGTTCCAGTTCTTTAATGTTAGGAGATATATCTAAAATATAATTAATCATTTTTTTCCTTATTTTACTATAATAATTATTTTAATATAAAACATAAAAAAATATAATATTAATTATCATAAGCTTCCCAACCCCAAGAATTTCCTGACATTCCGTCCGCATTATAATCTGTAACTGTTCCTTCAAAAAAGTTTTTAAAACTATCTCCGTTTATAATCCAGTCGATCCATCCTAAAGGATTGTTTTTTACCTTGAAATTAGGTTTAAGACCTAGCTGGATTAGACGTCTGTCAGCTAAATAACGAATATATTGTTTAACCTCTTCTTTATTTAAGCCTTCAATAGAGCCTAGTTCATATGCTAAATCAATTACTTTATCTTCTAGTTTTACTGCTTTTCTATACATTTTATAAATTTGTTTTTTAAAGTCATCATTAACTATTCTAGGATGTTCTTTAACATATTCTCTAAAAAGTTTTGTCATTCCTTGAACATGCATTGTTTCATCTCTAATACTCCATTCAACAATTTCACACATTCCTTTCATTTTTCCAAATCTTTGATAATTTAGTAACATAACAAATGCTGAAAATAGACTCATTCCTTCATTGCAGGCAGACTGTGCAAGTGATAGGCCTAAGCCTTTTTTAGTACTTACATCGTTTTGCTGCATAAATTCTATTTTATCAGACATTTCTTTATACTCTAAAAAAGCACTATATTCTTCTTCTGGTAGGCCTAGAGTGTCATTAAGAAGAGCATAACTACGTTGATGTGTTCCTTCTCGGTTTGCAAAGCTTAATAACATACTTCTAATTTCGTTATTTTTAAATTTAGGTATGAATAAATCACAATAATTGCCTCCGACTTGAACATCACTTTGAGTAAAGAGTCTAAGAATCTGTGTTATGTGATTTTTTTCTTCTTTAGATATTTTTCCACCTTTCCATTGATTTACATCTTCTTGTAATTTTGCTTCCCAGCTACCCCAATGAATTTTTTCATGACTTTCAGCAATTTCCATTGCCCACGCGTATTTAAACGGTTTATAAGTTGTATTATATTTTAGTAGTGACATTTTTTAACCTTTATAAAATGTTTGTATAATATTATTTATCCTTGACAGCTTAAACATTCGTCAGGATCTGAAAAGTCTTTTAGTTTATCTTGTTCTACTTTTTGACTTACTTTTTCTGCAGAAGCACCTGCATTTGTTCTTAAGTAATATAAACCTTTTAACTTCTTTTTCCATGCTCTTATATGAATAGAATTTACAATTGATTTGTCTGTTCCTGCCGGGAAGAATAAATTAACACTTTGCCCTTGACAAACATGTTCTTGTCTATCCCCTGCGTGATCAATAATCCAACGTTGATCTAACTCAAAAGCTGTTTTAAAAACTTTTTTATGCCAATCAGACATATATTCTAAATTTTGAACTGAGCCTTCATTTAAAATAATAGACTTCCATTGTTCTTGACACCAGATATTTCTCCAGTTTTCTCCTTTTTTATTTTTTTCTTCAACTACAATTTCAGAATATTCTTGTAATATTTTTTCTAAATAAGGATTTTTAACCAAATAAGAACCAACACGTGTACGATGTGTATATGCGTTTGACTTCCAAGGTTCAATTGAAGGAGAAGTTCCAGCAATGATAGAAGAGTTAGCATTAGGTGCTATAGCTAAAAGATGAGCATTTCTAACACCCGAACCTACACCATCAGGACACTCTCCTTTTTGTAAAGCTAAAGAATTAGTTTTTTCATAAGCTTTTTCTTTTATATCCTTAAATACTTTTCTATTAATACTAACAGCCATGGCTGACTCAAAAGGTATGTTATTTTTTTGCAAATAAGCATGAAATCCCATAGCACCTAAGCCTAAACTTCTTTCTGATTTTGCTGATTTTATAGCTCTATGAAGCGTCTTAGGGGCGTTTTCAACAAAGTATGTAATTACATTATCAAGATATTCAATTAAATCACCGACTATTTCAGTGTTTTTCCATTCATCATACTTTTCAATATTAAGTGAACTCAAACAACAAACAGCACTTCTTTCTGAAGACGTTGCCAAATGAATTTCATTGCATAAATTACTGCCATAAATCTTTAAACCTAAATCTTTTTGAAATTGTGGTAAATGTCTATTAGCTTCATCGATAAAATTAATATATGGTTCTCCTGTTCTAAATCTAACCTGAAGTATTCTTTGCCATAATTTTCTTGCGTCTATAGTATCTCTAACAGAATTGTCGTTAGGATCAATTAAATTCCATGAATTACCTTTAACTACTGCTTCCATAAATTCGTCTGTTACATTAACAGCATTATTAATATTAAAGCATTTTCTATTAACATCTCCACCTGTTGGTACCCTTATATTGAGAAATTCTATAATGTCAGGATGAGATATGTCCATATATGCTGCATACGAACCTTTTCTTGTTTTTCCTTGTCTGTATGCTGTCATATCGCTGTCTGCTGTTTTTAAAAAAGGAATTGGGCCTGGAGAAATCGAGCTATTTGATCTAACGTTTGACCAATGACCGCCTACACCACCACCTTTAACAGACATCCATCTAAGTTCTTCACTGTGTGATATTAAACCTTCAAGAGAATCATCAACATATGTTAAAAAACACGAAATAGGCAAGCCCATCTTTTTTCCGTCTTTCGAAGGAGCATTTGATAAAATTGGACTACTAAACATAAACCAACCTTTTGAGGCATAATCATATATTCTTTGAGCTAATTCTATATTATTATCAGAAAAGGCAAAAGCAGCCCGAGCAAAACTTTCTTGAGGTGATTCTTCATTTTCATTCATATAATAATCTTTCAACAAGTTTTTTGAAAAATCATTTAAAAAATTGTCTCTATTTAAATCTATTGTTATACCGTAACACTTATTTTTCATATAAATACCTTAATTAATTTAATTTGAACTTCCAATTTTTCCTTTTTTCCTGGAAGATGCTTGTGTTAAAGATAAATATTCATTTTCGCTTAATTCATTGTAATGATTATCACATTTAACAACAACAATTTGGACTGGAAGTCTCTCGCCGTGTTTAATAGTAAATACCTGTGAGCTTAAGTTAACTAAATTTACAAATATTTCGTCAGTGTATCCTGCGTCTATTACACCTGCTCTAACTTTTAAAGGTGTTTTAACAATAGATCCTCTTTCTTTAATATAAGCTACATAATCTTTATTTAAAGATAAATGTAATCCTGTTGGTATTAATGTTTTTTTATAATCTTCAAAAGTCAAGCTTTTAACTGGTAATAATTCTATATCTGAACCGGTGTTGTATAAATCTAATCCTGCGCTTTCTCCACCGTAAGCAGGAAGATACTCTTCTACATTGTTTTCTTTTAGTATTTTTTTAAGTTCACTATTACAAAATATATTAATCATCTTCTTTATTATTTACTTCTTTCCATTTTTTCTTTAATAAATTTTTCATGTCACTTTGATCTTGTTTAACTGCTTCATTAAGAGTTAATTCAGTTTCATCCAATATTTCAAACTTAGATTTAGAAGTATCAATTTTAATTGGAAATAATAACCCGTCTCTTCCTGCACGATTTTTAGCAACAAATATTCTACCAGAGCCATCAGACTTTTCCATCGGTTTTCTACTAATTGACAAAACAATATCTGCAACTTGAGCTTTACCGTAAGCCTCAGACATATTTTCTAAACCAACAATATCAGATTTAGATGAATCTCTATTTGCTTGAGAAGCTGTCCAGATAGGAATATTCATATCAACAGCAAGATTTCTTAATTCTGTATATATTAATTTTAATTCATGTCTTAAAGAATCATATGCCCTTGTAGATTTCATAACATCAGCGTAATCTACTACAACTAATCCGGGCTTTATCCCTTTTAATATTAATTTTTCTATGTGATTTCTAATTGTTACGACTGAAGCTGAACCGGTTGGATATTCTTTAATAACTAGCCTACCTAGTTCCATATCTTTGTATTTTTCTATTACTTCTTCTTTTCTTTCAATTATCTCATTAGAAGGAATATTACAAAGATTAGAATCGTATCTTTTTCCTGTTTCATGTTCTGAAAGTTCGAAAGTATAATGTACGACATTTTTACCTGCCTTCATAGCTGCACAACCCATTGCAACTAAAAAGTGAGATTTACCAACTCCCGTATTTGCAGTAATTACTCCAATTTCACCTTTTCCTAAACCGCCTCTTAATATATCTTTTTGATCTAATCTTTTTAGTCCTGTAGGACAGACTTGTCTATTAATTTGAACAAATCGGGCTTCAATGTCTTCAAAGAAATCATGACCGGTAGAACTTGGTAAACCTACGGAAACTGCTTCTTTCATAATGTTTAAAACTGATTCGTATTTTTCTGTTTGTATTAATTCAACAGATTTTTCTAGAGCCTCTCTAAAAGCTTGTTTTTTACAAAATTCTAAAGACTTGTCTTTTACATATTCAAGATCACACATATCCGGATTGGATTTCATTCTATGTAAATATTCAATTATCTGGTCTTTTAATAAGGCATCGCTAGACTTACTTAGATCATCTTTAATAATAGTTATTAAAATAGTCATAGTAGGAAAAGTTTTATACTTATGATAATAAGAAAAGTATTTCTCAGTAAGAAAAGTTAAATATTTTAAGTCAAAATAATCTGGAGATATTACTTCAATTATCTGAGCAGACCATATAGGGTCAGATAACATTGATTGGAAAACTTTTTCTTGAAAAGACTTTCCAAATTTAGAAAAATTTTTATTTGAATTCATTTATTTTCCTATATTAATTTTTTAAATGTTTTTCGTATTTCAATAATATTATATTAAAGGTTAAATTAAATTTACATCATTTATTATTATTTTAAATTCATGTAATATTTTTTAGAGACATGCAAAAAGCATGAGCATTAAAGTTATTTAATCCTTCTCTATTTAAAGTCTTAAGTATTTCTAATTTTTTTAATTTTTTATCTTTAGATTCATACTGGTAGTTTATAGCTTTTATTTGAGAAGCGCTTAACATAGCAGAGTCTAAATACATTAATTTCCAATTTTTTTTAATATCAAGCGCGTTTTCTAATATTGCTTCATTAAACTTTGAATTAGTGCCAGAAATGACTTCTTCTTCAGTTCTATTAATTATATTTTCTACCGAAACAAAGTCTTCCCTGCTTAATTCTGGAAAGTTTTTAATTAATTTTTTAAATCCTACACCCTTTGCACCTTTAATTCCATCGCTCTGATCTCCTGCAAAACATCTTGCAGTACAAAAATTAGTAGGAGATATACCCCACTTTTTTAAAACATAATGCTTGTCAATTAAAGTTTTTTTATTAGGTGACCAAATAATGTTATTTTCATTTATTAGTTGATAATAATCTTTATCTGAGGTTATTATGATATTTTTGTTATCATTATTTTTTGTTTTACACAGATAAGATATTACGTCATCAGCTTCACAATCTTCAACATATATTTGTTTAACCGGAGTATTATTTAGTATTTCAATAATAGTTTTAAGCTGATAATTTCTGTTTTCTTCGGTATCAGGTATATCATTATAATAACTTCTATTTAAAGAAACAGGTCTTCTGCCTTCTTTGTAATTTTTATCAATGCTTCTTCTTCTAGCAGAACCTCTTCCTTCCCAAGCTACAACTACTTCATTAGGATAGAACATTTCACTTAAGTTTTTTATATTGTTTAAAAATCCAAATATTCCGCCGCATAAAACACCATTTAATGACCTAGAAGGGTTTGCCGCGAAATGACGCATAAGTACATTTAATCCATCAACATATATAACATGTTTTTTCATAATATTCACTTTAACATTTCAAATGCATCACTATCGTCATTTAAAATAGCTTCAGAAATTGCTTGTACTTCAGAATAACTTTCAGAATCAATATCAGGCTCTTCAATTTCATTTTTTCTGATCATGGCTTTTTCTAATAACATGTCAACATATTGACCGTATTCAGGATGATCTACAATTTTATTAAAGTCTGCTTTGTAGAATTTTTTATCTACAATAACTTCGCCTGTATCCATTGTTGAAACTGTTAAGTTTTTCCATGCGCCTGTTCCACTAACTTCTATATGATAATTATCAATAGTTTCTGGCCCGTTTTTTCTTAATAAATCAAACATTTGTTCGTGCTCTTTAATTCCTTTTCCAAAATGTATTTCGAAATTACATGTTCTAAACGGTGCTGATACTTTGTTTTTAATAGTTTTTGCTGAAACATTGATACCAATTGGCTCTTTATCTTTATTTAAGATTTGTGAACCTGCGCCTAATTTAATTCTAACAGAACTGTGAAAAGGTATGGCCATTCCACCAGGAGTTGTAGTAGGATCTCCATACATTACACCTACTTTAGTTCTAATTTGATTTAAACAAACCATGAGGACTTTTTCATTGGCAAGAACTCCTGTTATTTTTCGCATACCTTTCGAAATAGCACGTGCCTGAAGGCCTATGCTTTCCTTATCATAATCTCCTAATAATTCTGCTTTAGGCGCAGTTGCGGCAACAGAGTCCCAAATAATAGTAACAGGTACATCTTTATCCATTGCTTTAGCTTTAATAATAGTACTTTCTGCAATTGATAAAACTTCTTCAGTACAGTGTGTATCTATATAAACAAACCTTTTTGAAATATCAACTCCTAACATCCTAAGATTTTCTATAGAAGTAGCATTTTCTGTGTCTATATAAACAACAATACCTTCCATTTGCTGCGTAGATCTTGCTATTTGAGTTGCAATGTGAGATTTACCAATAGAAGGAGGTCCAAATATTTCTACTATTCTACCTTCAGGAAGACCGCCATTTTTTCTGTTTGAAATAATATAATCTAATTGCTTTGAACCAGTACTAATCCACCTTCTAACATGTGTAGGAGAATCATCTGTGCTTAAATTATAAGCTACCCTGTTGCCTCTTTCTTTGTTTAGCGATTTAATAAGATCAATTGTAAAATCATTTGTTAAATCTTCTTTTTCTTTTTTATCTTTTTTTTTTGACTTGCCTGCCATTCATTTTCCTTTTCAATTTAAATATAATTTAATAATTAACTAAATTTTAAACTAAATTTTATTAGCTTGATAAATCAGCAAAAGCATCATCTAAACTTTTATATTTCCCAGAAGCAACGTCAGGAGAATTGTTTTCTATAGATGACTTCTTTGAATGAGAACTATAACTAGAATTATTTTCTGATTCTTCATCCTCATTTAACCAGTCATTTATAATTTTCTCTAATTCTTCGTAAGATTTAAGAGAAAACATATCATCAATATTTGGAATTGAATCAACTAATTCCTTAATTTTAGAAGAATCTTCATGTAAAGGACTGTCTTTTCCTCTCGGTCTTACTTCTGTAGTTGCCCACATTCTCCCAGGTGTTTTTGTGCATAAAACTCTAATATCACGGCCTGATTCTGGGTCTGTAATATCTCCATAATCTTCATCTAACATAAAATTTAAAAGACTTTGATAAATAGTTTTACCAAATGCCCAAATTCTTACACCTTTATCTTCTTCACCTCTAACAATTACAGGAGCGTAAATTCTCATTTTAGGATAAAGCTTTTTAGCCATTTCATATGATTCTTTTGTACCTTCATCTCTTAACTTATTAATTAATTCTTGAATAGGATCAGGCTTTCCAAATTGATTAGGTGTAAGAATACCGGGATTGTTTCCAATGTTATAGTAAAAGTATCTTTCAACAAATGGCTGGCCTTCATTGTTTGGGAATGATAGAAGTCTTACTGTTGTTTCTTCACCTTCTTCTGGGCGCCACATCGATGATCTTTTTGATGATTGTCCGTTTAATTGATTTAGTTTCTTTCTAATTGCAGATAAATCTACTGGCATATAGCTTTTCCTTTCTTAAATGTTTAATTTTTTAGCTATTTAAATTGGTAAATATTAAATATTTAATTAACCAATCTTGAAAATATTATAAGTGTAATTTTTAAATTTTACAAGTTATTTTTTTATTTTTTTAGCTTTTTTAGGCTTCTTAACTTTTTTAGCTTTTAACTCTTCTTCAGATTCTTTATAAGTTTTTGTAGGTATTGCAATATTTCCATTTGTTGTAACAGCGTTTCCTTGAACACCAACTGCAGAAGGTCCTCCGACTGTATTGAATTCTTTCATCAGTCTATTTAATATTTTTTCATAAATAATATGATTCATAAAACTCCTTTTTAATATAAATATTATTTTTAATTTTAATTAGAAAGGAACAGTATAATTTAAGTTAATTTTATCTATTTCATTTTTAATTACTACTTCTTTAGATAAAGATAATAGTGTACCCAACCTAGACTTATGTGTATTATAAAATTTTGATTCTTCAGTAAATCTTCCTTTTAATAGATAAATAGCTTGCCATTCATCCCAAGTTAAACTTATATTATATTTTTGGCAATACCATAAAGTCATATCGTAAACATCATATCGGCAACAAGCCTCGTTCCAATCATATAATAAACCTAATTTTTCTTTATGCCATTCAGATTTGTTTTCTACTAATCTATCATCATTAAAAGTACCAATTCTTCCAATTTCGCTTAATAAACAGCATTTTAATATACTAATTGAAGAAACTTCATAGCCTAGAGCAGTGTCTAATTTTTTAGCTGTTGAAGCAAGCTCTAACATAAATTCAACAACACCTCCAATACCACAAAAAGGCTCTTTTTCTTTTAAAGAATAAGAAGCTTCTATAATTCTTTGACCTTGATCTTCAATTAAATTATTGATGTTTTCATCTTCAAGTTTTTCGATAATATTTGTGTATTTATTCCATAATTGCTCAAAATTTCTATCAATCATTTTTGCTCCTGTTAAATGTCTCGATTTTTATAGGAAAATATCCTAATTTTTTATTTAAATAACCTTTTTCTATTAATTTACAAAATTCTTCTTTATATTCTTTATTAACGTCAAAAACAAGAGAATCATGTATAATAAACAACGGCACTGCATTTTTTAAATCCAGTTTTTCAATTAACTCTGAAAAGTATGATAAGGAAATATCAACTGCAGAAGATTGTATATAATTGTTTATTAAAATATGTTGCTTTTCTTCTTTTAAGTTCCATATAGGTTTTCCAACGCAATTTCTTCTAATTCCTACTTCATCAATGTTTTTAGATAACTTATATATTTCTTCTATTTTAAAGTAATCTTTTACTACTTTTAATATTTCTTCAGATTTTTCTTTTGAAAACCCTTCAATTGAATTTTTACCGTATAAAACAGAAATAGTTGCCCTTTTAGCAACAGATCTATCAATTTTAAAAGATAAATAATTTTTTATATCTTCATATACATCTTCTCTGTCTTTTACGTTGCTTAATTTTAAACATAACCTTGGCTCTAAAGAAACAAAATCAATACTTAATATTTCTCCGTTACTAAACCTAGACTTAAATATACTCCTACATCTTTTAGGTAATGTTAAAACATTTGCAGAGTTATCTACAGTTAGGCGTCCTGAGACATTGTTGTGTCTTTTATATTTTATAGGATTTATAAAACCTTTCTTATTAGGCTTAAATCTGTATAATGTTGAAATAATTGTTTCGTTTTTTTCTTTTTCTAAAAATATTTTTAAAACTATTTTATCGATAAAAACTTCTTCTAACTTTGAAAATAAAAAGCTATGTTTATCAAAAGTTTTAATATATTCATGTTTTTCATCTAATTTGAAAAGCTTTTCTTTTTTTTTAAAAAAACTTTCTTTCCATTCTGATTTTAAAAAATCAGGTAATATTTCTTCAATATCAAACTCTTCTTTTATTTCTTTGAAGAAATTTACGCTTTTCTTGAAATTGTCATATAAGTCTATATTGTAAACATCAAACTTTAATTCTTCGTTTTTTGTAATAATCATAATCTTATTATAAAATTATGACATTAAAATTTACAACAATTTTAATTTTATTATTCTTCTTCTACATACTTTTCTATTTTAAGGGAATCAAAAGACTTGTCTTTGTTTTCATAAAGATAATGTAGCCAAGGTTCTACAGGTTTTTTACTAGCACCGTAAGACCATATTGCTGAAGGTGATTTTTTGTATTGCGGGCTATCTTTAGCAATGTCAATATGAATTGCATAATTTTGATAATTAGAGCCAATACCAATTGACAACCCTTCTGAAAGTGCTTTATGGACAAATTTTAAAAGAGGCAATGTTTCACTATCTGTATATGTTAAACCTTTTTTTGATACATCTTTAAAAGCTTTTTTTAATATATTTCTGTATCTTGCTTCTATATTTTTAACATCTCCTCTTAAATTGCTTGACAATTGAGGATATTTCTTTAAAGTTTTTAAGTATCCTTTTTCTTTATTAGATTTATGATTTATTTTACATATACTTTCTAAAGGAAAGAATTTTCTACTTGTAACATGATTATCTTTTGTATATAATCTAATGTCAGCTGCATAACCATCGTCATGTCTTTTCGAACCTGTCCTGCTGTAAGTAATCCCCTTGACAGTAACAGTATTTCGTGGTTGCCCGCCAGATACTATGCTAACAATTAAGTTAAATTTTTCAGCGTAATCTTTTAATTTATTAAATAAAGCGGGTTGTATGCCAGATTTTCTTATTGCATCTTGATTTTTATAAATGACAGAGCCCGTTGATGTTAAATTTCCTTGTGATGTTAAATTAATTGGATTAAATTTATAAAATCTATTGTCTTCTTTTTTATTATTATTATCTTTGTCACTTATTTCTGAAAATGTTTCTTTAAATTCTTTTAATTCTTCTTTTAGCAAGCTATAAACGAATTCGTATTCTTTTTCATTTTGATAACCAAAATAATAATCTTCTTCAGGTAAAGGACTGCCGTCTAATTCTAAAATTTCTGTTTGTTTTATTTTATTAATTTTACTTTCTTCTAAAAATTCATAATCATCAAATATTTCTTTTATATACTGATACATGTAATTTTGATCATCATAAAAAACATTATATTCCCCATCTTTAAATTCTATTTTATCAAAGGCATATAAGTCTTCAGTTACATGATTTTTAAAAGACAAAAAAGATATATCTTTTTTGCAAAGAAAAACTAGACGTTTATTTAAGTCGTTTAACTTTTTTATAATTTCTTTATTTTTTTCTTGGTCTATTTGATTGTCAAACGTATCATTTAATGATTCAAAATTTTCTTTAAAATTTAAAAATCCCGCATAAACAATATCACTGTTGATTATATGAGAAAATGAAAGATTTTTATATAAGAAAATCTCTTCGCTTAAACTGCTAACTTTTGGTGATTCATCATATTTTGATTTTATATTAAATTTATTTTTTTGTGTTACTATTAATTCCGATGAATTATCTTTATTTAGACTATAATTTATTACTTTTCCATTATTTTCTTTTTTAACTTCGATATAAATTAATTCTTTTTTTATATCTTCTAAAGTTATATCATCATTTTCTACTTTAGCAACATTGATATTTGATAATACATTTAAATATTCAAAATAAATATTGTTTTTTATTTTTGAATTCAAGTTGCTGAAAAAGCTAGTATTATATAATTTAATATTGTTTTCATTATTAGAAGTTGTAAAATCAATAGAATCTTTTTCTCTAAGATTTAAAAGATAATTATATTTTGGTTTATATAAAGAAATATTTTCAACCACTGTATTGTTATTTTTAATAATTGAAATATTTGTATTACTGATTTCATCTTTAATGTTTAAACTAAAAATTCCAATATTAGTTTTTAAATTTTTTATTGCTTTTTTAAATTTGCTAAATTTTAGATCATTTGCTATTATGTTACTTCTAAAATGATTTTCTGAAAGCATTATTTTATTTAAACTAATATTAAAAATTTCGTTGTTTGAAAAATCTTCAGACTCAACTTCAGAAAGAATAAACTTTTTTGTAAACATGTTTTTTGATATATCGAAAAGCATAGGCTTTCTAATACCAGGTTTTATCATATTATTAGTAAATTCAAAATCTTTTTCTGTTTGATTTATAACTCTTTCTAATTTGTTTATTTTTTTTCTTTTCTTTATTGTTTTTTTAACATTCCTGTTTTTATTTATTCTTTCTTTATAAGACTTATTTTTCTTATGAACGTTATTAATCATTTCAGAATTAAATTCAAAGCTACCATATGCGTCGCCATATGCTAATTTAACGTTCGTTCTGAAAGATTCTTTTGTTATAGAATGAGAAATACCAGTTACAGTATACAAATTGTCAACTGTAGTTCCTGTACCGAATTCTAAAAATATCCCTTGGTTGAAATTAATCCAAGGACAACCAATAGTTTCTATTGTAGCTTGTGCTGGTAAAACTCTTAAAGGTATTTTTAAATCAATTTTATTATTTTCTTTACCTATTTCATTTCTTTCATTATTAACAATAAAAAGTGTACTTAGTTTACCTTCGTTTATAGAGGATATGTTAGCATTTAATAAAACGCTATTGGAACTTCCGAAAACTGCAGTAGGTAAGTATTTTTTATATGACTCTTTGATTGAATTTAATTCAAATTTATCACCAGGAATATATTTTTTTCCTAACTTCTTTAAAGACTTTTTTTCTACTAAATCTTTCAAAATATCTTTTTCTAATTGAATATTTGATCTATAATTGTTTTTTAAATTTGAATTTCTTACTATATTAGCCGCTTTCTTAAAATCTTTTACATAATAATCATTTAATATCTTATTAATAGAATAAAATGGATTATTATTCTTATCATAGACATGTATTTTTAATATATCTTTTCCTTTTTTAGACTTTAAGTTTTCAAAATGTATTGTTGGAAAACATTGTTTAAAATTAGGTGTTTCTTCTTCTATATCTAATAAAATTTTATATATTAAAGATAACCTATTTTTTCTTTCTGTAAAAGATATGTCATCTGTTGATTCTTTTGGATGAATCGTTCCAAAACAAGGATTTGATATAATATTATTAAAACTATTTATAATTTGAGATAAAAAAGAATCTATTGTTATTAATCTTGGTTTGGTAAAGTTTTTATTTGTAATAGAGTCTAATTCATTATTTTTATTTAAACCATTATAAGATTTTTTTAGCAGGTCTTCTAAATCTTCTACGTTCATGATTAAAGAAGAAATAGATTTTCCAGACATAAGACCCGATCTTTCGTTAGAATCATAAAAAATTAATTGAGTTTCATCATAGTCACCATTATTTGATATAAAGTTTTTTACAATATTTGTTATAACTTTACCTAAAGTTATAAATTTAGTTTCATAATTATTCGAAGAATCATTTATACTTAACAATCTCTCGTTTTTTATAGTTCCTTTTTTTAAAAAAGCAAGTATATCCTTATCAAAAAATTGATCTACAATATCTTTGTTTCCTAAAATATTGTTTATAAAATTATTATAATACAGATCTTCTAAATTATCTTGATCAACTAGTTCTTCCAGAAGATTTTTATAGTTTGTTATTTCATTCACAATATTAGATAATTTTTGTAAAAATTCTTTTCCAGACCTATTTATTTCTTTTAATTCAACAGAAAAACTTTCAGTATTTTCTACACTTATACTTAAATTACTAAAAAAAGTGTTTAATAAAATCAAATTATCAAGATTTACAAAAGAATTGTTTAGATAAAATCTATTATTCTGGAGATCAAATTTTATCTTAGATATTAAGTTAAAATATTTATAAATTTCTTCTATTACTATATTTTGATATTGATTTAATCTTACAGTTTTATCAAAATAATTTTCTTCAATCCTGTCGAGTCCTTTAATAAAAAATTTCTCAAAAGATCTATTTTCATTATTAAGCATAATAATGTTTTTATTTTCTCCCCCTTCAGGAATTCTATACTCTTCTAAACTAATATTATAATCGTCAATTAATTCATTTATTTCTTTTATTTTAACTTTAACTGCATTAAAAGTAAGTCTGTTTTTTATGTTTTTATTTAAACTTTTTTCTTTAAAAGAAATTGCACCTTTCGTAGCTAAACTTAGTTCTATTTTTACAGAAGAGTCATTTTGAACTGTGAATGAAGAGTTTGTTATAGAATACTTTTCTTTTATTTTAGAGGAACCGATAAAGGCGCCAATAGGGTTGTAAATTTTGCCTGTTATTTTGTCATCAATTTGATCTAGATGAGACCATCCATATTCAATATCAATATCTGTTCCGTATTCACCAAATAATTCTGGTTTAATAAAAGCTGAAATGTCTGCTAGTCTAGATTTATCGTGTAATATTAAACTTAGTTTTCCTGTTTTAAAATTAAGTAATCCTTTTGTCGGAGATATGTCGATATTTAAAGACTCTATAGACATAAAGGGTCGAGTTGCATCGTTTACTGGAGTTATCCTGTTGTTTTTAACAGTTCCTTCTTGACCTACGCTTTCATTTAAGTTAGTATAAGTTTGTGGCGTAGTAAATATAGACATGTTAGTTTTTGAAAGAGTTATATTTCTACCTTCAGGATTAATATTAGTATTAGGTGAATTTTTTTTATAAGTTTTTTCAAAATTATTTTTATCTTTTCCAAAAATAAATTGTGTATATGTGCCACTTTTAATTACTCTATTTTGTCTAGATATATACGTTGGTAAAGAAAACTCTACGTTCATATAAGGAATTGCTTTGCTTAACTCTTGAGTATTTAATAAATTAAAAAAAGCAGAAGTTTCTATATTTTGTCTTGTAATTGGCGAACATATATAATTTTTCATTAAAAAAACGCTAAAGTTAGGGTTAGCTTTAGACGGGTTTTTTAAATTTTTATTAAGTTTTTCTTTTTTCTTATAATTATAGTCTACATTTATGATAGCTTTTACATTTTCTTCTTTTTCTCTAAAAATATTTTTTAAAAGCCCAACTCTTTCTTCTTTTATTGAATCATATTCTGCTTCTTTTAAATAAGAATCATCAAAAGAATAATCTTCTTGATTTAATTTTTGTGACCTAATTCCAAATATATTTTTTCTTACATGTTCAAAACTAGGACCGTAATCTTTTTGTATTAAAATAAAAGAATCGTTTATATATTCTAGTATTTTTTCATAAATAGCACGATTGTTTTTTTTTAGAAAAGCTAACCTTCTATTTATGTTTTCCATTATTTCGTATGTAGTTAAATTTTTTGTTGTTATGCTCTTTAATAATCTTATAATTTCTTTTGATTCTTTCAAAGTAAGAACATCAGCATTTTTTTCTTGATATACTTTTTCTAAAATACCTTCAAAATCTTTAATACTTAAATAATTTTGTAATCCTGTTTTTTTTATAATGTCATAAGAAATATCTTTAGTGTTTAAACTCATAGTAAAGAATCCTTTAATTCCTCTATTTGACTTAAATCTGTAGGGATACGTATTACAGTACCACCTGTAACTTGTAGCCACCACCCGATACCACTAGCAGCTGCTATTATCCACCAATTTAAACCATCATTGTATTCTTCAAAAGAATAATGATCTAATCTTTTTCCATCTTCTACAACCACTTCTTTATAATTTATGATTCCAGATTCTACAGCTTTAAAAATGTCTGAAGAAATATTGTACTCTTCTCCATTTTTATTAATAAATCTACTAATAGGCATAAAATATCCTTTATAAATAAAATTTTATTTACTAATATATATTTGATCTTACACTTCCATCATAGTCTAAACCTGGTTTAATATCATGTATAGGTGAAAATTGAATCATAATTTTTGCGCCCATGGGTTTTTTAATATCAATATCCCAGTTAAATTCTTGGTATGATATATCTAAATTAGTAATAAAACCTGCTAAACCTTCACCGCTATTGGTGTCAAGAGATTTTTTAAAAGGAGAATTATTATAGTAGTTATAAACAGGAAATGCGTTTTTTGTAATCTTTTTAATTCTTCTTTTATTACTTTTTACTTCTTTTTTTAATTCTTTTGTAATGTTTTCGTTTTCTTTAGCTTTCTTTTTAATTTCTTTATCTAAACTTTTATTTAAAATATTAATCATTTGTATCAAACTATTATTTTCTTCCTTTAAGATATTTATATTTTTATTTAATTTTTCTTCTTTAGCATCTGTTTCTTTATACAAGTTAGAAGTTTTATTTTCTGCAATACTTGATAATCTATTTCCTATTTCATCTAATAAAGAAATATTTTTACCTAATGATTTTTGTAATTCGTCCTCAGTTTCTTTATACTGATTCAGTATTTTATCTATTTCTTCTATTTTATTTAAATATTTGTTTTCTATATTTGAAAATTCTTTAGTTAAATTAACTTGTTCTTTTAAAAGATCATCTGCTGCAGTGCCTTTTTTACTTATTAAGTTTTCATAAGATTTTACCAAATTATTAAAAAATAAATCTGAAAAGCTTGTTTCGTTAGTGTAAATTTGTTTCTGTATGAGTCTATCTAAAAAAATATTTAAATTTTTGATTTCTTCTGTATTTTTGTCTCTAGCTTCTATTGATTTTTCTTGTAAAAGATTTGCTGTAGATAAAAAATCTAATTCAAGTTTCATATATTCTTCAGTTAGCTTAAATTTTAAATTTTCTAATTTTTTGATTGCTTTTACAACATCTACTATTTGACTTTGATTTTGATTTATTTGATTTGAAATTTTTATAGTCAAACTATCGTTTGATTCAAGGCTATCTAATATTGTTTCAAATATTTTTTCTCTTTCTTTTTTATTTCTTTCTATTGCTTCCTGTAAAAAATTTATATTTTTTCTATTTGTATTTAATTTTCTTTGTTTTTCTGCAAATTGCCCAGAAGTTCCAAATTCTATAGCCAGCTCGGTAATTTCTTCTTGTAAAGTTGTTAAATTACGCTTTATTATATCTGGAATACTTCTATTTCTAATAATTAATCTTTCTTTTTCAGCTAATAAGTTTTTAATTTTATTAAAATTACTTATACCATGATGTTTAATCAAAGTTTTTTCATTAAAGTTTGATTTTATAATATTTCCTACTTTAATTCTTATCATCGGAGAGTTTGTAGGTATATCTGTAAACGGGTATTTTAATGGTTCTTTTGATTCCATATCGTTTAACGTAGTATTAAACTTACCTTTATTTTTTAGCATATCAGAGTATTGAGGATAAACCATACATACTAATCTGTTAATGTCTTTCCACATAACAGGAGTATCGCTAGGATTTGTTGAAATTATAAAAAATGTAAATGAAATACTTCTAGTAGTATCAACGTAATGCTTAACTTTATCGATCCTACCATATCCTGTTGACTCTGTATAATTAGGCGTATAAGAATCTGAGGTTGATTCTAAAAATGCTCTAAAATTTAATATTTCATTTGTTCTTAAATCGTGAAAATAAAAAGGCATGTATGAAATTGATAATTTATTTTCTACTTTTCTAACTAGTTCTGTCGGTATTCTATTTTTATTTAAATTAGATAATTGTTTAATTTCTTCATTATAATAATTTTCTTTTAATCGATTTTTATGTGAATTTAAGTTTTTTAAATTTTCTTCTATAAATCGTTCGTATTTATTTGCTGTGTAGCTTTCTATATTAAATTTATTACCGCTATACATATATTTAGAATCATGTCTAAGTGGTATAGAAGTATTAATTTCTCTATTTAACATATTTTTTCTATAATTAAAAGATTTATAAATTTTTCTTTTAATTTTGCAGCCTACATGGATTCTTTCGATTAAAAATTTATAATAATATTGGCTATGTTCATAGAAAAAATTATCAACTAATCTAGTATTAGGATTGTTAGTAGAACTTTCTTTTTCTTTTATAGTCTTTCTATAAAAATTTCTTTGTTTTATAAATTTTCTTATTAACAAGAAAAATCTTTGTTCTCCTATGTTAAAAAGTTTACCAAAAGATTGAAGTAAAATTTCTAAAGCAGCGTTAAAAAATTGTAAATAAAAACCGCTTACTTGTTCGCTGTTATATAAAAGTTCAAATGGTTCAAAAGACCCACTATTTTTTTTCAAAACTTGCCCATAAAAGCCTTCGCTATTTATTATTTCTTCTTTTGTGTATTTTTCTTTATATTCAAATGGAAGATTATTATCTTGATTATGAATAAACTTATCTGCATTTAAAAATTCATGAAATCCAGAAAGAAAATCAATACATCTTAAAAAATATCTATCAGTTCGATCTTTAATTATTATTTTTCCAACGCCATCCGAACCATTATCATATAATATATAATTTTCATTATAATAGTTTTCTTTTCTATTAAAAGTATAATTTAAAACCCTCGTAAAATAGTAATAAACTTTATTTTTATCTAAATTTTTTATACTTTTAGAAAGTCCAAGTGTTTTAAAATCAGCTTCTGTTACTTCTTCCATTAAAATGATAGATATAAAACTACCAATAAGAAATTCAATAGCAAAAAGATACTGGCTAAGGTCTAGAAAACCAGTTTCTAAATTTACTCCTAAAAAATTTGTAAAATCTAATCCTGCTAATATTTCAAGATTTCCTGCATAATAATCTGAATAAGGTGAATTAAAATTGGTTTCATATTCTAAATCTTTATCGGCACCAAAAGAGCTATTTAATAAAAAAGAATCTTTTCTAGGAAAATTTCCACTGCCTTCAGGAAAATTTTCATCTTTTATAAAAACATCTTTTCCCGTAGTATATTTTTTACTAAATTCATTAGAGGTATTACCTATTATACTTGTAGTTAATCCTACCTCTGCACCAAATGTCGAGCTTTTGGCAAAGTTAAAATCAGGTCCTTTATCTTGAAAAACATTTTTACCAAGAGTATAACCATTTTTTTCAGCTGTAAGGTCAGATCTATCTACATTCTTTTTTATAGTATTGTTTGACGTATCTTTTTCTAAAGAACTAACAGTTCCATCAATATTTAAAATATATTTCTTTGACATGTCTAACCTTTAACACCTTTGTTGTTTTTTATAAACTCATCAATCGAATTTTTAGGCTTAACCTTAGGCTTTTTTGATTCTAACATTATATTAATCTCAGATTCGACTTTTTTCTCTGTATTTTGTTTTATAGTATCAAATACTTTTTTAAAATCTAGGTTTGTTTTATTGCTTACGTCTAAGGCTAATTTTTCTAAAATTTTACTTTTTTCTAAAAAATCTAAAACTGTTTCTTTTAACTTTTCATTCATTTAATTAAACCTTTTATTATGTACCAAAATTACCTACAACAGGCGTTAAGTCTGTTGGTGCACCAGACCTATCTCTTATTACTGAAGAATCTAGATATCTTCCTCTTGCAGGATTAGTTACTTCATTAAACATTATTTGGCCTACTTTTTGATTATCTAATATAACATTTGCTGGGCTAATATTAACTGCAAATTGTTGATTATCAGAAGTTCTATTAATATCGCTTCTTTGTTGTTGTAATTTTAAATTTTCTTCTACAACAGCTGTCTGTTTTTTTAACATTTCGTTGTTATTAACTGCAGCTTCTTCTGATGAATCAAACCAAGATCTTCCCCAATCTATTAAATCGCCTCCCCAACCTATAATTGTATCAGAAGCTGCATATACTACACCAGCAGCTGCAGTTATTAGCGCTAAAGTACCTAAAAATGGGGCTGAAAAGACAGTTGCTAAAAGTGTACCTAAAGTTGCAAGAATACCACCAGTTCCTGTTAATGCTGAAATAACCATTGGTGCCAAGAATTTGTAAGCTAAAGCTCCAAATGCTACTGCTCCAAGGCCTGAGCTTATTACTTCTGGTGCAGTGTTTTCTTTTTGAGTAAAGCCACCTGGGGCGTTAATATTCAAACTTTTTTCGTAGTTAATTAGTTCTATAGTTTTAGCTATTTCTTCAGAAGATAAAGATCTTTCTTTTTTTATCGCTGCTAGTAAGATGTTTTTTTGCTCAAGGTTATCATTATTTGTAGTTTCTAAACTTTCTAATATTCTTTCTAGTTTTCCTAAAGATTTTAAGCCTACAACTTCTTGATTTTTGTAAGCGTTTTTAAATATTTTTTGATATTGTGCTTGTTTTAATTCATCTAAACCTTTTGTGTCTCTACCTTCATAAAAACTAGCTCTTTGTTTTAATGCATCTGCGCCAGGTAAAAAGTTTCTTAAAACAAAAGAACTTTGAATAAAATCATTTAAACCAACTGCTAAAGCTGTAACAAAAATGTCTGCGACAGTGGTTACAATTTCTGTTAATCCATCATATAAGAAATCAAAAGCTTTGTCTACAACACCACCTTTTTTTATTAACTTATTAATTACATTACCGAAATTGCTAGCAATAGTATCTAAATCAGGTTGAGTCATCCCTAAGAATTTAGCAAACGGTGATTCTCCAACGTTTATACTTTTATTATTACCATTAAATATATCAAGTAGAGTAGATATTATTTCTAAACCAGCAGTACCTGCTAACTTTATAACATTCCCTATTTCTTTACCAATCCTACTAAATGCTGAAAGCGGGCCTTTTGAAAAAGAATTTTCTGATATTGTGAGTTCATCATTTAAAAACGATCTCATCATTAAAGTTTTTTGTTCTAATGTACTAATTGAATTATCATAAGAAATACCTATTAATTCTTGAGTAATACTTAAACCTTTTAGTAAAATAGGCTTCATGTTTGCAAAACTAAAGTCATCTTTAAATTTTTGTAATAACCTTGTAAAAGGTGATAATATTCCTTCAATTTGTCCTTGAACTTCAGAACTTTTAGCAAGTCTAGTTATACCTAAATAAATTTCTTCAAAGTTTTTTGAAGTTTCTTCGTAAACTTTTCCAAGTTTAGTGCTGTAATTGATTATATTTTCTAAACCATCTCTAAAAATCTGGAAATAAGATTTATTTTCCATTATTTTTTGTAATTCTCTTATAGAAGAAGTTACTCCTTTGATTGCGCTTAATTGTTTTTCGTGTGGAGTAGTTTCTTTTAATTTTTCTTGTAACTTTTCATAAGACATTCCTGCATTTTGAAAGTTAAAAACAATATTCATAGCTTCAGCTGACATTCCTGTGTATTGTGCCAAAAGGTCTCTTTCATGTCTTCCCATTGTAGCAAAAGATTTACCTGTTGACATTAAAGAGTCTCTTAAATCCATTATAATTTTTGAGGGATCAGACTCTGTAATCATTTGATAAGCATCCATTGTGATACCAAATGCTTGAGAAAGATTAGCTGCCATTAAAGAAGCATCTTCAAAAGTGTTTAATTTACCAAATATTGCTTGAGCTTCTTTAGTTGCTATACCTAATTGATTCATTCTACCTGTTACATTTAAAAGTTCTTTATTAGATAAATTACCAAAATTAATAATGTCTTTTCTTAAAACCATAAATTCTCTAGACATTATTTTTGAGTCTAACTTAAATTCTTTTGCTAATTCATTTGTATTTTCTTTTAAATGAATTAACATATCTGCCAAACTTTCTCCTGATATAAAGGCTTCATTTGCAAAATAAGTGAAGTCTTCTGTTGACAGACCTAAAGCTTTTTGTGCTTTTTCAAAAAACATCATGGTCTTAATATTTTTATTGATAATACCTCCAAAGTAATTAGCTAAAGGTCCTAAACTATTTATAGATTCTTGTGTTTTCTGGATAGCGGAAGTTAAACCTTCAGGGCCTGTGCCAAATGTTTTTACTAAATCACTTCCTACGTCTCTAAATTCTAGTAATAAGTTATTTCCATCCTCAATCGGGTTTTTTAGTTTTGCAAAATTTTCACCAATAGAAGAAGTAGCGTCAAAAAAATCTTTTGTTTCTTCAACTGCATTTGCAATAGATTCTACTAATTCTTGTCTAAGTTTACTACCAATTTCTGAAGCATAATTTAACATTTTAAAAGGTATTTTTGATATTTTTTCAAAAGAATCAAAGGTAAATTTAAAAAACTTTTTACTTATATCAAATAAGCCACTTACTATTGAAAATACACCAGAAAAACTTGTTGAAACTATAGAAACTAATCCTGTTAATTGAACTAAATCTTTTTGTCTTTGTAATGCTGCTATTTCTTGAGCATCTGAAGTTTCTGCTATTCTTCTTGTTATATCACGAGATTGAGAAATCATTCCTGCTATATCTCTATTCATATTAACAATAAGTTTAAATGATCCACTCATAAGCTTGTTTTTTCTAGAAACGTTTTCTAGCATATTAAAAACATCAGCTCCTACAACTCTTGTTAATGCGCCTAAGGCAGTATAATTTCTTCCTAAGTTTCTTTGAGCATTATCAATAGTTGAATTAACACGTGAATATAAAGTATTAAGTTTTTCAGTGGCTAAAATCATACCAGTTTGAACACCTAATAAACTATTTAAAGAACTTACTCTTCCATCTATTAAATCGTTATTAGTTCTTTCCAAGTTTAAAATTTGTCCAAGTTGTTGTGCTTGTTCAGACTGTGATAGTTGAATCTGCCTTTGAGTCTCTAAGTTTTGTTGTAAAAGATTATTTAAATTAGAAAACATATCAACTTGAGTCTGCGTTACTTGAGGTGGTTGATTTGAGCCATTAGCCATTTTACAATCTCCAAGGCTTGCTTGTTAATCTTTTATATAAAAGAGAATATTCTTTTTTTTCTTTTATAATTTCAGAAATTTCTTCTAAACTTCTTTTTTCTTGAATAGCTACATATAAATCCGTGGTTTTTTGAATTATTTTACTATATAATTCTAAATTTTCTTTTTTATCTTTTATTCTATGAACAGGCTTTTCTTTTAATAAAATAGAAAAACAATTTTCATGCAATAACTGATCGACGTCTTTGTTCATAATAAAACCTCCATAATTTAAATATATATTATAACAAATTATAAGATATATTAAAAGCTCTTTTTAAATATTTTATTATTTCTGCTTTGAGGTTTTATATCATTTTTTTGTTTTAATCTTTGCTCGTTTTCCTTTTTAAGATCATCATTTAATTTTCTAATAAACCATAATCTTTTCCAAACAGGCAACAAATAAGCATCTTTATATGAAAAATTTATATGTTTTATTAAAATATA